GTTTCCCAACGCTACCGCCTAGACTTTTGAACCGCCCCCTACCACACGACTCGGCCCTGTTGGTCAAACTGCACCCGCTCAGCTTGTCCTAGATCCGTTCGTGTCTTGATGTCGTGGCATCCATTGGGGGCGCACAACACCTGGCAGTTATCCGCTGTGTCCTCGCCACCCTTATGTAACGGTGTGATGTGGTCTAGCTCGAAGCCATGAGGGAATGCAACCAACCTGCTGCACATAGCGCAGTGAGGATTAGCGCTCCACACCGTCAGCCTGCGCCGCTGTAGCGCTCTGCCTGTGATGCGCTTAGGTTCCTGCTTCATGTTCACGTGCCCGCCGCAGTGTCTAGGAGACTCGACAGTGCACGTCCCACGTCACGTGATGCGGCCCATGTGGGTGTAACCGCTTGCCCTGCGTTTCGGAAATGCAAAAAGCCACCAGGTGAGGGTGGCTTGTGTTTGTTTAGAGCATGCAGCAGCTTCTAGTGCGCTGCTCTCTTTTATGTTTGGCCGAGAACACCTCGGCTATATCGAGCGACGAAACGATAGCACATATTCGGCGGCTAGGCAATCAGTGAATATTGCGCCACCAGCGCCTACATATTTCGTAGAAATGGAGTGCGCACATAACAAGAGACGCCGCCGCCATCGACTTGGTAAGGAATGAGGCCCCGCCAACATATTCCGCAGCCATCCACACGTTTGCAATCACCAGGTGCGCATGGAACATTAGCGTTGAATCATTACTCATTCAAGGCTCCAATCTTTTCTGCACTGACCAACGCTGCCTCGTGTTTCGCCCTGCTGATCCATGCGTTCATCCAGTCAACCACAGGCATGTGTTCCTTTGCGAACTGCCTATCGATGCGTTTCTTTCCCGTGCCCCGGCATGTTTGGCATTCCGCTTTCTCAAGGACCGGTGTGCCCTCTATGACTCTGCTGCCTAGGCCATTGCAGTCGGTGCAAACGTCTGAGCGGGTGAATGCGAGCAGTGCCGATGCAATGTCCACGGCTGTACGCGGGTGCAGCTTAGGAAATTGAACCGTTGCCCTGTGCGCCATGCGGCCTGCACATTCGCGTGCGGCTTTGTTGTCGCCAAGCTCAAAGCGCAGCAATAGCGCCCCGAGGTAGTCAGTCTTAGACGCAAGGCCAACCGCGCCAATTACATCTAAATCACTGAAGTTTGTGCGCTCGATGCTGCGAAGGTTGCTGCTGCGGATCGCGCTTGCGTATCTTTCTACGATTTTCAAGTTTCACGACTTTCGCCCCGTAGTGCCCTGATGCGATATCGATGCTTTGCCGACGCGCTTATCGGGCGCGATTTTACAACAGCATCAAAACTGATAGCAAGAATCAATCAAACGAGTTGAAAAAGTGCTTGCATTGTCTTGAATGCGCATATACAGTACATACATCGACAACATGCAACCAAACGGAGCAAACACAATGAGCAAATACGAATCCCGCATCACCCGCAACAAAGACGGCGAGTTTTACGCGTCGATAGTCCGCATCGACAGGGATGGGCAAGAAAACGTGATCCACGGCTACAAAGGCCGCCACTTCGCCACCTTGAACGCCGCCAAAAAATCGACCGGCGCATACATTGCCAAACTTTCCGCATGAAACCAGCCGGAGCAAACAACATGACCACAACAGAAAAAAACGCCATCATCTCCGCACGCCTGCTGTCATACATCAACAGTGGCGCGACGATTGAACAGGCATTCGGCTATGTGTTCGGCCCTGGCTGGTACGAGTGCTTGATAGATGAGCTTTACACCGAACTTCGGGCAAAGGCAGCAGCATGAAATCAGACCTTACATACAAAAAATCCGGCCTGTTTACCTTGTTTCTGCCGGAAACATCAGCGGGCTATGCGGCATGGGCTGAACTGGCGAAGCGGAACGACGGCACAGGCAAGATTTTTACAGCCCACCTCGATCAGACTTTGCGCCAGTTGCGCAAAACTGGTTACTCAGTCGCAGCCGCTAACAAAATTAGCGCGAATGACGAAATGTCAGAAGATGAATTGTTAGCGGAATTACTTGACAACACTTGAATGCGCATATACGTTACTACTCATGGGCAGCAAGGTGCTGGCCGCAAACAGGAGCAAACACAATGGGAACTGAAACAGCAAAACCGGCTGATCTCACAGTAGGCGACACAATTCTATTGAATGGACAAACTTACACAGTTGGCCGAGACACGGTGCAAACTGGTATTTTTGGCACCACTGTTCGTGGGCTGCGCATGGAGGCAATAGAGAGAGTACTGTTCCATAAGTTTCACAAAGGTGAATTTCTTGGATTTGTTTCTCAACCATGAATAGGTTATTTCCAAAACGGAAATAACCACTAAACAAACAAGAGCAAAGACCGTGACAAGTGCCGACTGCATTAATACCCACCAAGCCGCTCAATTTATGGCCCGAATGATTCCTTTTCTAGCCACCGGCTTGAGCTTGGAGGAAGCTGGGAAAGCCGTTTTGGACAGAGATCGTGAGCTGATGAATAGCACGCTGGCTGCTACTGAAGAAGGCGCGGCAATTCGTCGCTCTCTGGCAGAAGGCGTTTACTCGTCTGTTAGGGCGCAATGACTGAACAAAAACAACACGGAGGCGCACGCCCTAACTCAGGCCCGAAGCCGAAATCAGCCACCGGTGAGCGCATGAAGAATCACGCCATGCGCTGGACTGATTCGGGCTGGTCCGATGTGCTGCTGATCGGCATGGATCGGGTGCGTGAGCTAGTCGCGGCAGAGGCAAAAAAAGCCCGCAAATTTGCCTCAAAAATGCCTTGACATTGCTTGATTAAGCATATCCATTAATACCTATGGACAGCGCAACGCTTCCACCGCCCAGGCGGCACCTGGAATCCTGATAGGAGCAAAAATCATGGCATGGGTATCACAAGAAGACAAAGCAAAAATTGCAGCCGAACTTAAAAAGGTCGTGCCTAGTGGCTGGAAATATAGCCTTTCTGTTCGCGACAAAATGACTATTTGCATGACAATAAAGTCAGCGCCTTTAGATCTTATCCGCGCCTTCAAAGCAAGCGAATATTTCAATCCTGAAACGGCCACAGATATCGAAGTAAGCAATTATTATTGCAGGTCACAAATTGCCGACGAATGTGTCGCTGATGTTTTTGAGTCCATTTTGAGGGCGCTAAACACCGACAATTACGACCGCAGCGACACACAGAGAGACTATTTTGATGTCGGCCATTACGTTAATTTGCGCATTGGTCGATGGGATAAGCCTTTTGTCGTCACTGGCGACATGGCAAAACACAAAGAAAATGCCACAACCTGAAGCCCTAATACACCTAAGAGCCCCAGCCGCGACTAAGGCGGCTTGGGTGCGTCAAAGCCAAGCGGCGGGTATGAAACTATCAGACTGGATAGTGATGCGCGTAGCGATTGCGCTACAACAGCCAGAGAGCGGCAGGCCGCAGGGGTGAGCATTGCCAGACGCGAGGCGGGCGCATCGGGTTGACGACGGTCGACAGGCGGGCCAGTGGGAGCGCATCGGGTTGACCAACTCCAACCCCCTGTGATGGAATTTTTGTCCTCACTTCACAACCAACAAACCGCGCTCAATTAAAGCGCCAAGCGTCCGAGCAATCATCATTGCCTCTTTGTCAATTCGCTCTGACTTGCTCAATCCTTCTTTGTTTTGATCCCACTTTGAGTGGCATCCTTGCCGCATAGGCTGGTCAGCACATAGCGGGAATGCGGCCCAGTCAGGCGCTTTGATTCCCTTGCCTTTGCCAAACGGCGGCGTGTTGGCGTGGGCATGCTGACACCCTTCTGAACCACATTCAGCGCATGGAAGGGCTGCAATGGCTCGACGCAGCTTTTCGCTCTCGAATAGTTTGGTCTTCAGGTAGTTCATTCTCCCCAACCTTCATTCCCGAGCCATTCGGGGTAAACGCTTCGGATGCGCCGGTGGAATATCTCCGCAGCGACAGGGTTATGGTCTAGCTCAACGCGGCTCTCAATGCCGCAGACCTCTAGGATGAAAAGTTTTGCCTTAGAAGGGGAAGCCGCGCCGCACCACCTCATGAAGTCCCGGCTTTGGCACCACATCCCAGCCAGCTTAGCCAGCGGCCCACCTTTGAGTTCTTCGGCTTTTGCTGGCTCTGGCTGCTTTGGTAGCTCATCCTCGCCAATTTCAACCAGCACGCAGGCGAGGCGCTGCCCTGCAGTCTTACCCTTCGCAACCGTCATACGCTTGAAGGCTGCAAGCTCTTCAGGGTCTGATAACCAAAAAGTGACCTTTGCCCCGCCGTTATGTGTTTCCGACCAGCCCGCCAACATGACCTCGCCGCTAAATGTGGGATTCATTTTTTCAGCGCCGCAATAGCCTCGTCGCGCTCGAGCCGCATGCGCTTGCAGTTTGTGCGCAATGCCTCAATTTCCACAGCTCTTTCCGCCAACTCTCGATCACGCTCGGCGATCATTGATCCGGCGGCCATCAGGATGGATTCCACTGTGTCAGTCATTTGATCACTCCATTGAGTAGCCACACTTTTTGCATTTAAGGCATGGGACAAGTTGCCCGGGGCCTCCTGGGCTCATCGTAACTACGTGACCTCCAGAAAAGTCAGGACGCCCCGTGTACGTCTGGCGGATGGCAACTCCAGGCTGCATTTCGCCGTCACAGCCGCGTCGCCTGCATACACTGCTGATCACTTCACAACCTCCCACGTCGGCATATCCAAATAACCCATGATCGTACGCGCCGCCGCTTCCCAGTCCCAAACAACCACGCACAGCCAGCCGTCGCGCTGCATCCTTGTGATGCGCTCGCGTTGTTCTTTCCCGCAGTTGCCAGCGTCGAACTTGAACTCAATAGCCAGCCCGACATATCCACCGCGCGGTGACGGCATAAAAACATCTGGCACACCGGGCTTGACGCCTTCAGCTTTAAGCTGTGCCGCGACTGCTTTATGTCTCTGCCCGCCATTCGGTACGGCAAACATGGCATCAAGTTCATGCCGCTTTTGACGTACTGCCCAAGAGAAAAACGCCGCTTGATGGTCATGCTCAGACATGGCTTTTCCTTTTCTACCAAAGCTGTTTCATCGTTTCCCGAATGCGCTGCACTTCAGGCAGGCCGCGCCGCTTCTCTAAGCTCTCAAGCCAGGCCCGGCGATCAGCAAGCGTTGGCAATGCAGATATCGCCCTGCATTCGCACTCATGCCGCCACTCGTCAGAGTCGTCGGCGACTTCTCGTCCGTCATGCAACTTTTTCATGTTGTGCCGCCTTCTTTGACTGAGCCAACTGAATACAGTTCGCGCACTGCATCAACCTAGGCGTTGACCTCCACAACCTCCGACCTGTAGTAGGGCGGATCTTGTCGCAGCGTGGGCATCTGAACTCAAGAATCATGCCCGTTCCGACCTGTCTCCAAGGGGCATCTTTACCGCTACGGTTGTTGTCGTCACTGCCCATGTCACTCCTTCACGAAAACACCATTCGGCATCAGCGTTCCTTTGCGGTCTTTGATCGCTTCGTATGCAACGAACAGGCAGCCAGTTAGATCTATGCCTTTGATGGCGCAGTAATTTATAAGGCACACCAAGACATCGCCGATGCCGTCCTCCACGCCATGCAAATCACCCTTGATTTCTGCGTCTGCAAGTTCGCCCATTTCTGAAAATGCTTTCAGTAACTGGGTGTATGGTTTTGCGTTCTGAATAATATTCCTCGCCTCAGCCCATCGAATTACGTCCATCTCTAGCTGTTTGAATGTGCTCAATTACTTCTCCATGTAGTTAAACAATGACGGCCATTTGCATTTGCCAGAGCTGTGGCCTGATCTGCCGCATTTGATGCAGTGGTCAGAAAATTGATAAACGTTGTTCATGCAATCAAGGCTTTGCGCTGTTAAAAAGCGAGTCCATCTCCGCCACCTTCTCTGACCTGGACGCACCTGAGCGAAGAACCGAATTCACTTTGTTCGTAAGCTTCATGCTTGCAACGCTCATGACAACATCGGCCAGGCTGTATTTCTGGTCAAGGGCAACAACTGACTTACAAAGCGCGAGAACGTTCAGGCCGAGTTTTCTGTCAATTAAAAGTTTGATTCCATAAGATCCAATCAAACCAAATAGCTCGTCATACTGCTGGCGCAGCTTCCCAGGTAGGTGCCCATTAGCGAGCCCGATCTCGAGCCATCCTTTGCCGCCAATTGGGATTGACGTTGTATTCACCATCGTGAAGGCTTCATCACGATCAATGTCGCTAACAATGCACTCGATGGTTTCTTGGCCGAGAGAGCGACAAGCAGCTAGACGACGGTTACCGTCGATAACTTTCCTATCCTGAGTTATCAAAATCGGATACATCAGCCCGCGAACAGAAATTTCATGCATAAGCCGCATAAGGCTTTTGCCCTCTTTGGTTCTCGATGCGGGGTTGTATGGCGTATGACTTAGTGTGTGGATTGGAACTACCAGAATCATTCGGCTCGATATCTCTACATCAAGACCAACTTTGTCAAAAAAATCGATCTCAATGCGTGTTGAATCGAACCACCGCTTTTGCTCGTCATACGCAATGCTTGTTGCTGAATCCAGCATCATTTCTCCCTTTAATTCCTGGATTGTTTTCATGCCGCCTCGCTTTCACGCCACCACTCGATTACTGGACGGTTGTTGATGCCCAGCGCCCATGTGCTTGACCTTGGTGTGTAGCCGTCAACGAAACCTCGCGTTTCCTCGTCAACAACTTCCGGCATTGCGCGTGGAATAAAAGAACGCCTATCAAACCAGGCGGCCCGCTCGCCTTTAATGAAGCCTTGCTCGTAGGTCATAGCTCAATCCTTGATCTTTGTGTTGAAACCGGCCGATATTGGAAAAGAGGCTCTGTGCTTTCGGCCCACATCTGCATAGCGCCGTCGAAGTGCAACGCAACATCGCCGCATCGGCCTTGGCGGTTTTTGCCAAGGCTTAGGCCCACCAACTTCGCCCCGCCGCTTAGCTCACGCGCAGGCCAAAGAAACATCACAACGTCTGCGTCTTGTTCAATTGCCCCGCTGTCACGAAGGTCCGCAAGAGTCGGCTTCTTGTCCGCCCGCTTTTCGACCTCGCGGTTAAGCTGGGAAAGCACAACCACAGCAACGCCGATCTCTTTGGCAAATGTCTTCAGGCCGCGACTTATCTGCTCGATCTCTGCGTTTCGATTCGCGCCCTTATCGAACGACCCAGAGCACAACTGCAGGTAGTCAAGAATCAGAACGGACAATCCTGGAATCTGTTTTGCCTTTGAGCGCACATCAGTAAGGGTTAAGCCCCCTTGGTCATCAACAAAGAAGTCGTCACGATGCGACAACAATTCCTCGGCGGCCTCTGAAACTCTGCCCCACTCATCGTTATTTATGCGCCCGGTCAGGATGTGACCAAAGTCAACCCGGCCAACGCTTGCAAGTGCGCGGTCTCCAAGTTCATCGGCGGGCATTTCCTGACTCAGAAACAGCGTCCTCTTGCCGTTTTTTGCCATCGCCCAACCAAGTGACTGAGCAAAACTGGATTTGCCAACAGCGGGCCTAGCAGCGACGATGTAAAGCCCGCCCGTCCTAAGTCCGCCGCTTAGCATGTTGGTCAGGCCGTTGATGTTTGTCGGCCACCCAGCCTGCACTTTCCCGGCCTGTAGAGCTTCGTAGTGCTCCGTTCTTCTGAGCGCAATGTCAGCAAGTGACACCGGGGCTTGTCGCAATGTTTCCCGCTGCAAGCTGACAAAGGCCGTTGTGATCGAGTCGATCTGCTGCGCCATGTCCCCATCCTGCAACGCAATCTCAGACGCTTTCTCGGCTGCTTTGATCAACTCGCGGCGCTTTGCTTTCTCTCGAACAATTCCGGCATGTCTTGCAACGTTGTTGACCCCGTAGCAGGCATGAGACAGGTCGTTAAGGTATTGGAGTGTGACCTCCTCCTTCTGTTCGGCTTTTAGGCTGTCCCAAACGGCAATCACATCAACGCCAAGCCGCTTTAGATGCATGCCCTCAATGGCCGTAAACACTGTTCTGTGAAGCCCGTCAAAAAATTGCTCCCGGTTAAGTGGCTGCGCCAGCTCAAAAGCCTCGCGCCCATAGGTCAAAAGCGCACCCAAAACAGACTGCTCAGCCTCTAGGCTCCACACTTTCGCTTTTTGCTCTTGCGTCATGCTGCTGCCACCTCTTCGTTGTACTTTCCTTCGAGAACCTTTGCCCAATTTCTGGGGCTCACAAGCCACTCAAGTTCGATCAACATTGGCCGTCTAGTAGGGTCTCGGTTTGGCACTCTCCCGGTCAAAAATTTGCTGTTGCCGACAAAAGTAAAAACACGGCGGAAGTACGCCAAGCCTTGCTCTTTGTTCGTCCAACCTTTGACCGCTGCAGTCTCTCGCCAACGTGCGCGAAGGTGCGCCGCTCTGGCACCGTTCCAAAGGCTCGGTGAGTGACGCGGTAGTGCAGGCAAAACTTCAGCCCACAAGGAAAGAATCTCGAGGTGCGGGCAATCGGGAATAGCTGGCTTTCCAGGCTTTGCCTGCTCCTGCTCAGGAGCGCTCTCGGCCAAGTGGCGAGGGCCAGCAAGCGATAGCTTGCTTATCTCTTCTTTTGGTGTTGGTGTTGGTGTTGGTAGCTCAACGCCTGATGAGCATTCGTTGAGCGTTCGTTGAGCGTTCGCTTCTCTGGACTTAACGGACGCCTGAGCAGATGCCTTAGCTTTCGCTTGTTTGTCCTGCATCTTTGCAATTTCGGCATCGCAACGGGCGTGAGTCCATCCATCGCCGTCCCAATGAAAGAACTCGGCCAGCACGTTGCTGACTTCAACATGGTGGTCCTTCATCCTGATGAGCCTGCACAGAGAATCTATGTGCGGCAAAGCCGCCTCTGTGCGGTAGTAAAGGTCAAGCATCCTTCGATAAGCGAGGTCTTCCATTGGCTCTAGATGTGCCGTGTGAGCCGCGTAGTCGCCCAGATGGAATGGGTAGTAATTCAAAGGCCCAACTCCTGCCGAATGGCCCGCATAGTCTCGACATCACCAAACAGCTCAACTGCTGGAAGAGATGATTCAAGAAGCCTGCGAAGCTCTAGAAGTCTACCGAATGCGTCTGAAATCGATGGGGTTGTTTGGCTTGCCACATCAACTGAGGCGGCTATATCGACCGTTGAGCGCCTGATATCTGGTTGATTCATGCTTGCGTCCTCGCTCCTGTTGAAGAACACCGGCGCGGTGGGAGCTGCACCTATCAGCGCGAGAGCTAATCGCGCCTAGCCGGGTCTATATTCATTATGCTTCGCTCTATTGAATAGAGCAAAGGCTTTTTTCAACAACTGACAAAAGAACAGGGTAAGACGTCGCCGCCCACACAACCCCGTCAAGCTGACCATTCGAGCGCTTGTAGTTCGCATATGGCTCGATCAAGCCGCGGCTCTTAAGGCCAGAAAACAGGGCACCAACTTGGTTCTGGTCAATCAGTTCCGCGCCAATGCAAAGATCGGTCAGCACATGGGACTTCAGCGGACCGTTGTGACGTACTGCAGTCAGCACAAGCGCCTGAGCGCGACGGAATGAGGAATCGTTTTTCATCTCACCAACACCCCAAATCTGGTTAGATAGCTGCACCTAAATTCCGCAAGCTTGTGGCCCTCGCTGCTTAGGACTCCACCAACTACAGGAGCAGCAACAACGTCGCGGGCATCCTCTTTGCAGAAGCTCACAACCTGCCAGCAGTTGCCGCTTGGCGTCCTCCAGCGCTGACCAGGCTCAACCGTCATATCAGCCTGCAATCCGATGCTGAAAAACGCTGGATATGCCCATGGGCTTCGGTGGCGCTTCTTCTTTGGCCGCGTTGCCAAGAAACTCACTTCCGCTGCCGTCGGTAGCACGAATGAAATCGACCTCAACCTTGGCGGAATCAATCAGCGTTTTGCCAATCTCGTTAACGAGGCGTGCGCGGTCCAGTTCGAGCGTCCCAGACTTAACCGCGTCAAGCGTCTCGAATAACTTTTTCCTCAAATCCGCGATGTTGTGATCGCCGCTTTTCTTCTCGCTCATGCTCTTTGCTCCTTTGCCCGTTTGTTGATCTGCCTGGTAAGTACTCCGCGCAGCTGCTGCAACTTGACCAGCTCTGGCGGATATTTGTTGTGCACGCTGTTACGTCGCATAACTTCGGCGCGGTCTATGCACTCAAGACGATCAGCAGTGATCTCGTGCAGCTTTGTCGTCCTCATGCCTTGACGAAATACGACAATGTGACCTTTTGGAATTGGACCATGTGCTTTGACCCATGCATCGACGTGAGCTGGCACCCAGTCCTGACGCCTAACACCGGTGTCCGCAACCTTTACGATCAGGCAACCATCTTTGCAAAGACGCTGCGATCCAATTGGCTTGTGCGTGTGGGGGACATGTCCCTGTTTAAAAAACGTGTTCGGTGCTCCATGGCCGGGGAGCTTCTTTCCCTTGTTCCATGTGTTGTGGCCGGGCGAAAAGCGATTTAGAGCTAGTGCGTTCAGCTGCTGAATTCGCTGCGCCTGAACTACAGCAATTCGAGACGCAGACTTTTTGAGACCCAGCGACTGAGCCATGTTTTGGACGCTTGAATTTGTGCGCCCCATTGACTTAGCAAGTTCAGCTGTGTCGGTGTTTGGATACTCAGCTCTAAGCGTCTCAAGCTCTGATGCCGCCCACTTGGTGCCGCTCAATTTGACAACTCCCTCTGTAGCGACTCCAGCAGTGAATCGATCTTTGGCCTTGGCTTCAGATTGAATCCATCAAGCATGTGCTCGGCCCCGTGCTGAGCGCTGACTATTGGCTCAACCAGCTCAAGCAAGCGGCGCAGCTCAATCAGACGCCTGGAAACATGATGAATCGTCGCGCTGCCAGAAGCATCGCCGTCACCCATCTCATCGGCCATGATCGATATGGTCTTGGCTAGGGTGTAGGTCGGGATTCGAAGAGTCATATGGCCCCCATCAGAACGCGCCGGAGCGCTGCGGCTGTTTTGCTATCGCATGCGGTTGCACGTGACGCGGCTGTAAAAAAGCCTGGTGTGGAGCCAGGCAAGACACCTCCACGGGAGCGGAGATGACAGGAGGATTTAGTTGAATGGTTCATTTTCCAGATGAAGACCGTGGCAAATATGGAAAAAAAGCACGCACTGTTTCTATGCCTGGATTTTTTGTTTCACCTGAACGTATCTTCAAAAGAGTAGTGAACGGGACATTTGATTTTGCTGCAATAGAACGCAGCTGATAAGCCGCTAACTTCTGCAGATTTTCGCGGATCAAAGATGCTTGTGGTATTTGTGTGGCCATGCGCCGCATCATACCGAACGCGGTTTTGCGCGTCAACCGCAAAGTAAACTTATTTTTTCCAGGGCCATGCAACATTATTTTTTGCTGTCGCCCCAAATTCGGTTGACACTCAAAACCGCTTCCGGTACATTCTTTACATGCGCTGCAAACGCAGCAAACCAGGGAGAAGCCAAATGCAAGAGACAACCAGGCAACTTAACCCGCACGAAGCTCCCGTCGGGTTTTTCGCAGTCCTGAAAAGTGAAGCCAAGCCAGCAGATGGCTCAAACATCTGCCGCGCTTGCGACTTGCGTCCTGAGTGCAATAACCAAGAGACAGATTTACTGGCATTTGGCCATCGCTGCATGGATCACCCAGTAATTGCGCTCAGAGACGGAAAGAGTTACGAGCGGGCTGATGGCTGCTCAGTGCTGTTCAAACGCGAGGTGTCGGCATGAACCACCTTAATCAAACCGCCGCGCCGCGCCGCGAGATTGACCATGCGGAAGCGGCAAGGAATTTTGAGCGATATCGAAAAACCCTCGCTCTGTATCACTACAAGGCAATTGCTAACGAAGCATGCAACGAATCAGCGAGGTCGCTATGAACAACAGGCTTTTACACGAAATGCGCGAGGAGCAAGAAGATGAGATTTCATCACGCAACGCGCTTGGCCTCTGGCTGATTGCCGTACTCGCTGTTGGTGCGCTTGCTGTGTTGTCCTACCTCTTGCCGCTGGTGATCGCATGAACGCTGTTGATATGCGCACTCCAAGCGCCAAGACTCTTACTCTGATTGCCACCAAAGATGAAGCGCTGAACAAGCGTGTTGGCTGGCAAGAAAACCAGCTTGCCAAGTGGCTGCGCGACCTTATGCAGTTTGGTCAAGTTGAAGTTGGCTGGCGCGAGTCGTGCGGCACAACTGACGCAACGATGCACCAGTCACGCGCATGGTTTCAAGTGGTCAAGTCTCTGCAAAAAGATGGATTTGTTCTGATCGAAGAGCGCCAAAAACACGGGAACTCTTGGGCCACAAAAGGCGGCGGGTTCTGGGGCAGCATTGTTTACAAATTGGAGGTCGCAGCATGACCGCAGACCGCAAAGACATCGAGCGCGATCAAGTTTGGCTCACCCGTGAAGGCAAGAAGGCCACTGTTATTTCTATTGTGGCTATTGCTGCGACTGTGGCCTGCTGGCTGCTGGCGGTGACTCTGCCGAGGTTGTTTGTATGACCTGGCGCGTAGTTGACCGAATCAATGCGGCGCTGCTGGTGGCTGTTGTTGTTTGTTTGATCGCAGGGGTCTTATGAAAACCAATCTTCTGAAAATGGCACGCAAGAACTTCAACAGCGACTTCGTGCCGATGTACGTGAACCGTCACAACCGTAGGCAGTGGGTCAAGTCGGTTCGTGCTCTTGGCAATAAATGGTTGCTTGCAAAGCCTACACAAACAAAAATGGAGTCCGTATAATGTTTTCAGTTGAGCGCCAAAACGCTCGGGTCTCTCAAACCCACGCACAGAGTCAGAAAAAAGGCCGATGTGCACTGCCTAAAGCCCTGAGAAGCTTTTGGTTCCGAGAGGGCAACGTTTTGGCGTTGAGTGCACATCGGCTTTTGCTTTTGTGCTCTCCAACGGCTGTCGGGAGTTGCAACGATTCCCTATCCTCATGTAATCGGGGGCAGACAGAAATAGACCGGCAGACGGAATACCCACGTGCTAGCCGACCCGGACCTGATGGAGACCAGCCGGGGCAAGTTGCAAGTAAGGTGACATGGACAGGCTTGCAGCGTTTGATCTTCCCTCATTGGACTTTGGTCTTTGATGCACAGAAGAGGCTCAAAGATGGAAGGGCGAGTGACCGTTGATATGGTCACCCCTGTTAGAACCTATGGAGAAAAAGGAGTGGAGCAAATGAAAGAACTAATAGAAGACATCAAGCACGTTTGGCATATTGCAAAGTTTGTTTGGATGGATCGTCGGCATGCTCGACGAGGCGGGAATCCAGACGAATTTCAGTTTTAAGGGTGAAACATGAGCGTAGCCGTAATGATCTTGGGTGAAAGCGGGAGCGGGAAAAGCACCAGCCTGCGCAACCTTGACCCATCAAAAACTTTGCTGATTCAGTGCATCAAAAAGCCATTGCCGTTCAAGGCCAAAGGATGGGCAATTCGCACAAAGGAAAACGGCGGGAATGTCTTTCAGTCATTCGACCCGGCAGCGATTGAAAAAGCCATGCGTGCATCGACGCATGAGGTTGTGATCATCGACGACTACCAAGCGGTGATGGTCAATGAGCTGATGTCACGAAGCGCAGAGCGCGGATATGACAAGTTCACCGACATCGGAAAAAGCGCATGGAACATCTTTAACGCTGCCGGGGCGCTTGCTGAACATCGCCGCGTCTACATCTTGGCGCACACAAACATTGATGAGTTTGGCAATGTGCGAATGAAAACTGTCGGGCGTCTTGTCGATCAGCACTTGGTGCCTGAAGGCTATTTCACCATCGTGCTGAGAACAGAGGTGGTGAATGGCGTTTATCAGTTCAGCACACAGACAAACGGGAAAGATTGCTGCAAGAGCCCTATGGGCATGTTTGAAGAACGATTGATCGATAACGACCTTGCGGCGGTTGATAAATCGATATGCGAGTTTTATGAAATCAAACCACCAACTACTAACTTGAAAGCTGCTTAACTATGCTCAAACTAAATGCACAACTCGCTAAAGACGCCGACAACATCAATGCAGGAATCAAAGAAACCGGCAAGTACGTCGGCACGATTACCCGCGCTGAGAAGTTAGTTTCCAAGGATAAGGGGACTGTCGGCCTTGGCTTGTCAATCAAGACGGATGACGGCCTGAGCGCTGATTACTTGGACATCTGGCACACACGCGGAGATGGTTCAGAACTGTCCGGCCTGAAGACTGTCAACGCGATTCTGTGCTGTACAAAAACATCTGAAGCGCAAGAGGGCCCTATCACTGTTGAGCGCTGGGACAACACGACCGGCAAGCGCGAGAAGACTAGCACAAGCGGTTACCCCGGCCTGATGGGCAAGAAGGTTGGACTGCTGCTCCAGAAGCAATTAGAGACAAACAACAAGACCGGGAAAGACGTTGAACGTGTTGGCATCTTTGCTGTATTCAATGCTGACTCAGAGCTGACGGCCTCTGAGATGTATGCGAAGAAAACAAACCCTGAGCGCTTGTCTCAAATGCTGACAACGCTGATGGCGCGTCCAGTCAAGGACAACCGAAAGAAGGTGGCGGCATTCCCTGCGGGGCATGACTTTGGTCATGCTGGTGAGGAAATCCCATTTGATGATGACATTGCATTCTGAGGCGAGCCATGACATCACTAACCATATTCAATCTTGCAACTGAGTACCGCCAAGCAGCGGATCAACTGGCAGAAATGGACATGGACTTACAAACCATGTCGGACACCCTAGAAGGCATGTCTGGAGACTTGGAAACAAAGGCCACCAATGTGGCGTACATAGTGCGGAATTTTGAGGTATCCGCAGAAGCAATCAAGGCTCACGCACAGACGCAACTTGAGCGAGCGAAGGCAATTGAGAAACGTGCTGACCACCTGCGCGACTATCTGAAGTCATGCATGGAATTAGCAGGCATCACAAAGATTGATTGCCCCAGCGTTGTCATTAGTTTCCGCAAGTCTGAAGCCGTTGTCATCAATGAGCCCGGCCTTGTGCCTAGCGAGTACATGCGTCAGCCTGAGCCGCCCCCCCCGCAACCAGATAAGACCGCAATAAAGGCAGCCTTGAAGGCCGGGGCTGAAGTTCCAGGCGCTCATTTAGATGTGCGTCAAAACCTGCAAATCAAATAACAGTCAAATAACAGTCAAACAACAGTCAAAGAGGCCGGAGCACATGCAAACACTACGCACACAACTGCAGTTCGCACGGATCAAGCTGATTAAGCGCCGCGTCGCTCAGTCATGGTCAAAGCGGAGCAAGCCGAGCGACAAAGAATTCTGTGCTGCGTCGGCCTTGCAGGTGATCGAGGCGAAGGAAAGGGGGCTTTTATGACTGAAGAACTCTTGAGCTGCCCTTTCTGCGGAAAGACAGATGCGCTCCGCGTAGTCGCTGCTTCGCAGGAATGGGACGAGGATTACTTTGGTCTGTACCCCCACAGCGAATCATGGTCCGTGGTGTGCGATGCAAGCCATCCCGGCGGCCCGGGCGGGTGCGGCGCACAAGCTGGGGCCAGCTCAAAGGGGTCTGCCGCAGCGATTGAGTCATGGAACACAAGGAGCAAAGAATGAACCAGATACCCACTAATCAAACTTGGTACCTACTTTATGCAGGCGTGAGCGAAGACGGCATGGGGAAACCTGGCTACGTTGGCCGGACTACTGACATTAAAGAAGCGAAGAAACACTACGAGGAGGTAACCAGCGACCTTTACAGCACCGGCAAAGTTATTGCAGTGACAGATAAGACTGAGGTTCGCATCTTCAGCGACAGAGATTGGGGCAAAGCAATAGCCAGCACAAACCCCTGAAGCCACATCACTTTTGGCAACAAAAATTGTAAATGATGACTGCGGAAGAATTGGATGCGTTGCCAGATGTGAGCCCAGAATTGGGCTTCGTGGATGTATGGGTAAACGACAGGATTGTTTCTATAAAGACAGGCAATACAAGGCCAACAAACCTATTTATTCACGACGGCAATGAGCAGGTTTTCGACCAAAGTGGGGCTGGATTTCTTGTCGGGACTGTGTGCGGAGTTCTTTGCAAAAAAATTGCTACTGAGTCGCCTCAATAAACCCTTGAAGCCCGATCACTTGGGCCGCGAGTTCTCCAGCTTCTTTTGCCAGCTCGTAATGTCTGATTGCGCATTCGCCAAGTAGCTCTCGGGCGACTTTGGCGGCTTCATCAGTTCCGGCGCTGGGCTTGGGAGCGTCACTGGCTTTGGCTGAATGATCGAAGGCGGCGATTGTGTCGCGCAGCCCTGCAACAGCGCCACGCAGATTAGCATTGGCAGCGGCCAGCTTCTTGGTGTTTTCGAAATCATTGTCTCTGCTCCGATCCACCGCTTTCTGTTTCAGCAGTGAGGTTTCTTGGTTTGCCAGGCTGGCCTGCAACGTGTCTGTCGTTTGCTTTGCGATGTAGGCAGCTAACTCCGCCTTCCCCTCAGCGCGGCCTTGCTGCTTTTGGTGATACCCATAGCCCCACAACGCCGCAAGGATGCCAGCCACGGCTGCGGCATAGATGTACAGGCGCATAGGGATCATGCTGCCGCCAAATTCGCCGCGATGCGTCGTGCCCACCCTTTGCCAAACGCCGACCAGGTTGGAAGGTCAGTCATTAAAGCGAGACGGGAACCATTGAAGCGTGCCAGCAGGCGCACAGCAGGCATGCTCTGCACCGCTTGTAATGTCACCGACCCCAGTACGCCGTCAGGAGTCACGCCGACAGCTCTTTGAAGGCACTTCACAGCGGCTTGCACACCGCTATTGACCGCCATGTCAAACAGATCAAACTTGATGGCGTCCGGTACAGCATCACACCCCGACGGCCCCCAGTAGTCGCGCATGTAGATTTGCTTGGCCATGTTGAGTGTCAGCCCCGAAATATCTTCTCCCGGGTAGCTACGCTTACTGATGCCGAATTTTGTTTCGCCTCCTGGGTCTTTCTCGTGCCACACATATCCGCCTTCGTGGCCGATGAGTCTTTCAAAAGCCAGATCGAAGTTCATTGGCAGCACCTTCCAGCCTAAGCGAAGCAATTTCGGGGCGTAAAAAAGCCGCATCTAGTGCGGCGCGAATTCTTTAGCGGTGGCCGGTTTTATCCGGCATTTCAGAAGTATCTGTTCAACGTCCATCAGTGCGGCCTGACACTTGCTGCAACTGACTTTCTTTCTGCCCATGCGGACGAATCCAGTCGGACACACGCTGCATTTTGTGGCCTGCTTTGAGCACCCTGAACAGGTAGCCAATGACCAACACAAGTGCTCCAAGATGAATAATCAGGAGCGTCTTCTCTAGGCTTTGAACGTCGTATAAATCGCACATGCCCGACAGTTTATAAGCCAGAGTGCCGAAACCAACTGTAAGAAGTATCAGGCCGAACTTGATGACGACCCCATCGTTTACCGATGGGTGCAGGATCGCAAAGATAGACGCAAAAGACAGGGAAAGGCAGACAACCGCATTGATGATGGAAATTAATTCAAACATTTTTCAGCCCTTGCGCTTTAGCCATGACTCAATAATTTCCCCTAATTTTGTGGCCTTTATCCCGTCAAGTACAGCCGCCGCAAGAGACATGCTAAGCATCCCAAAAAGGAAGGCGGCGCAGCCAAAATACGCCTTCGACGTAATTTGCAGCCATTCGGTTATGGCTGGCGTCACATATTCCGCTGACATAGCGCCAAGACCTACATTGATTGCCTTTTCTGCGAATGTCGAGCCAGGCATAGATTTATATGCCGCGACAAGTGCGCCCATCGCCCCGATAACAAACGGGCCGTGGATGATCTTTTCAGGATCTATGTCCATCCTCAATACCTCTTATGGGGGATGTACAGGGGCAGGTTTGACCGCCAATTAAGATCAATCACATGGGCCACCTGTGCGCCATGAAGATGACATCCGCGAATCAGCAAAAGCTGCTGGGTGCTTGCCTCAAACTTCCAGCAGAATGGCGTGCCGTTGACATGGCCAACTCGCTCAAAAGCGCCGTCGTGGTCAAAGCTAAATTGAAAAGCTTCGCCGTGCTGAATCTGCACACCTTTGACGTTGCGCATATTTGGCGATGGCTGGATGTTCACAGCAAGGAACTCGCCCTTGCTTGGTACTCCATACTGCTCCTGCCAGTGATCGCGCAGTTCGATATTTAGCCCGCCACACAAGCCTGGGTTTTCGCCTCGATTGCGGCACTCTCCGTGAATTGCAAAATGCCACAACGGGGAGCCACCCAATACGGGCTCAACTCGGGCGTAAAGAGCGCCACATTCGCCCATGGTGTTACCCGAAGACCCGAAGCACTCCACTGAGTAATAAGCCGTCCACCCTTTGCCTAGCTTCCCGTTCATATCGACACGGGTGTGTGCTCCGATTGCTCCGCGCTGGTATCCGTCGAATGGCGTCACCATGCAATTTTCGATCTTGACTGGCGCGTCGAGCATCTGAAACTCAGATGCCTGAACGGTGTTCGGCAAGTTGCATGGCGGGCCTTGAATCTGAAATGGGACTGCTGGCACATGCCCCTGCATCTGCCCCAGGTACTGAGCAAACGCAGGCGAAAAAAAAGCGCCCAAAAGGACGCTTAGGATGAGTGCGGTTCGCTTCATTCCGGAACCTCGAACACACCTTCTCCGGCATGTACGCGCCCAAATAAAGAAACATCAGGTGATCCGATCTGAATCATTGACGGAGAAACGATTTGCCGGTCTGTGTCAAGAATGCATTTGACAATGTTTGACCCGTCAAGCTCTGCGTAAAAGTAGCGCATCACCACTTCTCCTCAAGCTCATACGAAACAACGACAGTTTGAGTTGTCCCATTTTTTGTCGCCGTTATCGTTGTGGCGTTTGTCAAAACGATATTTGTTTCGTCGTTAGCTTGCGTCGCTGACGCGCCGCCATTGTTTGTATTCCCCAGCTTAGTGAGCCTGGATTTGTTTGTGTCAACCGATGAAACCGTCGCTGTTGCAGATGCTGCAGAAAACGAAATAACACCGCGTTGGATGCTCTTGATGCCACCGGCCCCAACGCGAGCCCAATTCGTGCCGTCCGCGCTTGGGTCTGTTGTCCCGGCTCCAGCAACGATCCGCACATAGTGATGCTGACTCGCAGGGCTGCGAACGATGAAGTCAAGCGGGTACGTTGTACCGCTAACCCATTTTGGCGGCTGACCGCCAAAGAATTCTGTATCTATGCTCATGCGTCAATCCATCCGTAAGTTGAACCAGACCATTGCAGTTTCCCGCGTGAATTTGGGCTCGCCAGCGACATAACGCCCGGTGTTCTGCCAAACAATTTGTCGGAGCCAAAATCGACAGAGCATGTCGCGCGGCTGTTCATGATTTGGTACTGAAACAAGTCGCCCACCGACTTTGATGTCGGGGCTGTCAGGACCACCGAGTCGGCATCAATCAGGTAGTCCGTGTTAACCGTTGCCGACGTGTTCGTCGTGATGGCTGATATCGGCAAGATGCCAGAGTTTGCGATCACGCCAAGCGATATCGTCCAGTCGGTGTGTGTCCCGCTGCCGACAGCAATGGACACGTTCACAGTCAAAGATCCGGTGCCGCTGTTGTAGGCCGTGATCGCCCCGCCCATGCGAACGCCTGACGGGTCGCTAGTGCGTGCGATGATGACGCTCTGCCCGACCGAGTACGCCTTGCCGGTCTGAATCGTGATCGTCTTCGATCCCGTGCCGGTCGCCGTGCTTGTCGTGCTGGTCGCGTTGGTGCCTGGTGCGCCCAGGGCGCTTGCAGCCGACGCAGCAGCAGCGTTGGCCTGGGTTGTCGCGGTAGATGCGGATGAAGATGCTGAAGTTGCATAGTTAAACGCTTCTGTTGCGTTGTCAAATACGTTGTCAGCAACGTCCCCAACGTCCCCAGCCCATGGCGTAAGCTCTGAAAGAAACGTGTCAGCACGAGTGTCGAACGTTGTCGGATCTGCAGTTGTCGGCGGCGTAGATAGCGCCGCAATTGTTGGTGGTGCCGTTATTGCCATTACAGTTCCTCAAGTTCAAGATTCAACATGCCATGCGAAGGGTGAGTTAGTTCGATCTCGAATTGTTTGTAGATTCCAATAATCAGCAACGACTCAAAATAATCAGAGTTTTCGTCATCAACACCGGACCAAACTGCGGGCTTTGCGTTGAGCAATTTTCTGATGCCAATTAGTGTATTTGTCTGGTTCTTGTTGAATAGAATCGTTTGATTTGTTTTCGGAACTGTTCTTCTTGGTACTAAAACACTGTTGCCAAAATCATCGCGCTCGATACGCGAAAAGTTTAATGCGTCGTTCCTAGCTCCATAAATCACCCTTCCAATGTTTACGACAAGCCCAATAACAAGCGAGCTACACTGAACAACGCCAGTCCCTGATATCGTGACCGTTATTACTCCGTTGGAATACGGAGGTAGGTCAGTTATCAATACGCTTTCAACATGTTCAAAGTCACCAAAGAAATAATCAGACCAAGTGAGAGTCTGTCTACCGGTAATTGATATCGTTCTAGAGAAAACGCTAACTGCTGATACCGTCATCGAGACAGTCACATAGCTACCGATCAAACCAGTCAATGCTAAAGAATTGACTCGCTGACCCGGTGTCAAGACAGCAACAATAGGCGCGGCCTGCACCGTGCCAGCGCTTCTGTCGGTGTCAAACATAGCCCATCTATTTGTTGTGCCTATAAATTCCCAAAAGTCTGTATCTGTCTGAGCGTTTCCAGAATTTGGATGGACAAGGCTTCTATATATTTTGTGAGTTGTTGTGTCAATTGCGTATTCGTCTACAAGGTAATTTGTCGACCCGTTGTATACATTATAAGTATTGCAATGGTTTTCCCACCATGACGGGCTAGATGCCGGAGTGTGGTTAAGGTTAGAGTTTTGCAATGATCTATAAACTGTTATTTGACCGAGCGAGCCAGCAACGCTCACATAAGCATTTATTGAGTACGTTGTCCCGGAGTTGTAAGCCGCCGGAGCCGCCTCGTATGCGGAGCTACTTGTAAGCATTGCATCTGTGATATCAATCGGCGGTATAACAATCATGGCGCGGCCCTCGTCAGCATTGCATCGCCGCCTTCTGTCACTCTCACCAGAATGTCAGCGGTTTTTTTGGTGTTGACGTTTGATGCCGCTTGAGCGGTCTCAATCGACAGCTTCAACGCCTTTACCTCAGCAATAAGCGCATCTAACGAACCTGAAGACGCCGCAGATGTTCCAGTCATAACCGGATAACTCGGAGACGAAAATCCAATTGCAGGAGCCAACGCAAGCGTTTTTTGTGTCTGAATCAAACTTGCCAGGGTTGTTGACTGAGCCCTGCGAAGTTCTGAAGCGGACGAGGCATTACCGGCGGCCAAAGATAAATAGTCTTGGCTTGCTTTTGGCAGCATAGAAGCGGCGCTAACCTCTCCGGCTCTAGCCCTTGCAGTTAGCGTCGCAAAGTTTGCTAAAGCCTCTGCCTGCCCATCTTTGCCCGTACCGTTTATATCCCCTCGTATCCTTCTAATCTCAGCATCAATCGAATCCGCTGCCGCTTTCCATGCGCTAGATGCGTCATTTATCGCATCAGTTACCTGCCCAATAGAGTTCGCCGCACCAGATGATGCCGCAGCTAGGTCGTTCAGGTTGCCGACAATGAACGTCACGCCATCCTGGACATATGAACCATACGTGGATGGCAGGGGCGTAAAGGATGCGGCCTGTGCTGTTGCAACGATCTCTTGAACTATCGCACCTACGTCTTGAACTATCGCACCGACTTCTTGAACTACCGCACCGACTGCGGCCTTAGCCTTTTCTGCCTCTGGCACAACTGCCGCGAATGAACCAGCGAGGCTCAATAGGCCCGCATAGAGCTTTTGCCCTGACTCTGTGGCGGTATCAATGGAATCCACAAGGCCCCTGAAGCTTTCTCGGCTTGTCGGCATCAAAACGCCAAGCTTCTCGAACTCTGCCGACAGCTGCGAAGTTGAGAAAGCTAGGCGCTCAGCCTCGGTGAAGAAGTTTTGGTAATAGGCATCGACAGCGCTTGAGAATTGCTCAATGCCGCCCACGTTGGCGATGATGCTTGCCAGTGCGGCATCAGAGGCGGAACCAAGTGATCCGATGGCCAGCTTCATGGCTGATAGCTGGCCCTGGAATACGCCGATCTGGTCAACCAGAATGCCGATGCCTTCGGTGGTTGCGTTGTCGCCTAGTTTGTCAAATTCGTTTTTTACGTAGATAGGAACATTGCTAAGCGACTTGATTGCCTGCAGCGTTAGCCCGTCGAAGTCTTGCGTGAACTGCTTGAATGCCTCGCCAGCGTCTTTTGTATAAAGCTTGTAACCTTCACCGAACAGCGCTGCGATCTCTTGCGAACCTCTGAAGATGGTGGCATCTGCAGCGGAGGCGTCTTTGTTGTCAGCTGCGAATTTGGCGTTAGCGCTGAAGTCTCCAGAGCCGCCAAAGGCGCGATCCAGCTTGTTCAGAGAGCCAACACTGCCAAGCGTCAGGAAGCGTAACGCATCATCGGTTTGAGCGTTGAAGTTCCCCGCGAGGTAATCTGTTCTGTCGGTTGTCGCGCCGAATATGTTGGCGTTGACCGCAGAGCCAAGGTGCGGGGTCTTCTTTTCTTTGAAGACGCTGTAAAGGGCCAAGGCTGCGCCAATGTATGGCATGGATGTGCCAAGTGCGCTTAAGGCCCCGGCAAAAGGGCTTGCGCCAAGCGCCGCACCAAACCCTGTTAGCCCGCCCGCGCCTAATGTTGTCGGGCCAGCAAGCCCTGCAGCAAGCCCAGCGCCCTGGAAGCCAGCGGTGAAGCTACTAATTCCGCCACCGATAAGGCCGCCAAGGCCGCCAAGGCCCCCAAATCCTCCACCAGCCGACCCGCCACCCAACAGTCCCGATATGCCCTGAGATACGGGGTTCACTATCGCGCTGATGACCGGGCGCAGAACCAGCGTCTTGAACATGTTCTTGATCGTGTCGCGGAAGTTCTCAGCAAAGCCCTTGCCGTTGTCAAAGCCGCGCATGATGGCATCGGTCAGGCTTTTATTCAGCTCCTCTGCCGATTTCTTCAGTTCGTCGTTGTACTTTTTCAGTTCATCGAACTCTGCCGCCTTTATGCCGCGCTCTCTTTTCGCTTGAGCAAGAGCCCGCAAAGAATCGGCTTCCTCTTTGTAGGTTTCATAGAGAGCATCAGACTCGTTTCTTTCGAGTTTTGATATCGCAAGGCGGTCTTTTGAAGCGGCCAGCTCGTCTAACTTTGCTGCTTCAAGGTCTGCAATGGCATCCTTTGTGAGACCGATCGCTGCAGCGGCTTCCTTCTCTTTGTCGATCTGCTCTTTAAGAGAGTCGATGGACTTTTGAGATGAGGTGTATTGGTCAACGAAGGCTTTATTGGCGGCGTCAGACGCTGCTTCTTTAAGTTTTCTGTAACCCTCTATCTGCTTGTCTGTGGTCTCACGAATGAACTTGTCTATCTCTTCGTTTTCTTTGATGCGCAGCTCTTGACGCAGCTTTGCGGCCCGCAATGCTTCCTTGTATACAGGCGAATCAGTTGGGTCTTTGGCGCTTTGTTTTGAGGCTGCGCTTTCCCGAGCTTGTTTTTCTGCAGCAGCCAATTCGGCCTGGATTTTTGTCTGCTGCTCGGCATCAGCGCCGCGCATAGCAGTGTTGGCCTTGCTTCTGAGATCGGCAATGGTTCTTGTGACCTGTTCTTCATTTGTCAAAAACTTTGCCCGAGCTTCGTCCCAAGCCGCTGACGCTTTCACAGAAACCAATTGCTCGGCTTTGAGCCCTGAAATCTTCCGCTCGAACTTTTCCTGCTCTTGAAGATTAAACAGGATTTGCTTGCTTGCCTCACCGCGCGCAAGCTCTGCGGCGATGGCCCTTTGGTTATCAACACCAGGACCCAACTGGCGAAGCCGCTCAACACGGACTTGTGAAGCTGAAAATGCTGCTCTTGCATCGTCTATTGGATTACTTGCCCTGCCAACGTTAAAAGCCGCGTCGATAGCGCCCTTGGTGGCGTCCTTGATAGCATTCCAGCCGCGCTCGATGTACCCAAGGTTTTGCAAAAGCTGCGGCGTACGGTCTTGCAGTGCAGAGTTGTAGGCGTCTTGCGCGACCCGTGCGGCCTCTACACTCTTGCCTTGATCCTCAAGCGCCTTGATCTGCTCGTACAGTGAGCGGGTCAGGAAGTTTGTTGACTCGTTCAGTGCCAGGCTCGCCTTGAGCGGGTCTTTGCCTAGCTTGGCGAAGTTCTCTGCAACGGTCTCAAGTGCCCCGCCGCCTGCTCGCTCGAACTCGATGGCCGTGGCCGTGAAGCGCTCCAGGTTGCTTGCACCTTTGATGCCTGCATTCGCGAAGACATTCAGAGCTTCAGCCGCCTTGCCTTGAGTGGCACCGCTGAACTGGTCAATGCGGGCCGAGATGTCTGAGAGCTGGCCAGCGGTGACGCCCGCCGCCTTGCCTGTCAAGATCAGTGTTTTCTCAAACTCGCGTTGTTCGTTCGCGCCTTTTTCGTAGGCGAATGCGATAGCGCCGATGGCGGCAGCGGCCAAGGTGAATGGGTTAACTAGTCCGGCAACGTAGCCGCCAAGCGCACGGGCTGCATTGCCAACCCCGCCGAACACGTCCTTAAGCTGTCCGCCTTGCTGCAGGAGTACCGTTAGAGGATTTTGCCCGCCCTGAAGACTGACGGCAATGTCAGTGAACTGCGCGGGGACCTGGCGCAGTGCTGCAGTGGCTTGCTTTGCCGATAGCCCGACATAGTCCAGGCTCTTGGCGCTATTCACCATGGAATTGCGCACAGCGTCTTGCTGCTGTCTTACGCGCTCCAACTGGTCAAGGTAAGGCGAGAACTTCGCCGGGTCAAGGCCACGGTTAGAGATTCGAGCCTCATCGACCGCCCGCTGTCCTTTTAGGGATGCTTCCTCTAGGGCAATGCGCCTTTTGAGTGCGGCCTCAATTCTTCCTTCAGCCTGGATGATCTTTTTTGCAGATTCATCGGCCTGTTCACCGGTGCCTTTAAGCGCTTGTTCAGCTTTCTCTCCGGAAGCCTTCAAAGATTGGGCGGCCTGCTCCCCGGCCTTCTTGACCTTCTCGAATCCTTGAACAGCAGGGTCGGCATTTAAGCCTATCTCTGCTTGTATCTTTGGGTTATCGGCCATTGAAGCCCCAATAAAAATAGGCCCCAATGGGCCTACTGGTTTTTACTCGACATTATGGAAAGCGCCGCCGATTCCATCACTTGGATGTCATCGAATAGCTGCTGCCATTCCTCGTCGTCTTTAGCTGCTCTGTCCAGGAGTGGGTATAGAGCGCAGTAGTCCAGGCCGGTAGCGCCATTCATGCCGACGCGCCACTGTGTGCCAACTCTTGTAAACAACGTAAAAGCCTGGACGTTTTCGGGCCAGACTTCTACATCTTTTGGTTTAACAAGCCCGGATATATCAAAAGCGTTAAATGGTTTTGAAGCCTGCGACGAACTAGAGTAGAGCGCCTCGACGCAGGCTTTCAGTTTCCCAGTCGGCCATTCAATACCGCGGCCCAGTACGAGTCGCGGATTGCCTCTGCGGCTGCCGGGAACTCATTGCACAGAGTCTCAACGTTATCACGCGTGAATGGCTCGTCCAGATCCCAACCGATGACGCAATTCATCAAGCCGTCAACGGTTGACTCGTCAGCCATTTCAATCAGCTCTGACAATGTTTTGTCTTCGCCAATATCAAAGACTCTGGCCTTAGCCTTGGCGCGTAGTTCGTCTTGCAGCTTTGCGGCCTCTTGCCTGGTAATGTACTTGTATTTGACCTGGATCGAAGCGTTTGTGCCGTCCAGCATCTGAAATTTCACCGTGTGTTTGAATTCTGTCGGGCGATTCCCGAGCGTTACCTTTGCCATGATGTTTTGTCCTTGTAATGAAAAAGCGCCTGGACTCGGGAGCTACCCGCAGGCGTAAAAAAGCCCGCGCTGCGGCGGGCATGGCAACTGCTAGGCAGTTAATTAGGAGTAGCTGATCGTACGTCCGAGCATCGAGAATGCAGCGGTCACTTGATTGACCTGGTTGGCGTTCATCTGCGGAACGTCCGACACTGCCATGTAGCCGTAACCGTAAGAAGTGGCACCACTGGCGAGCGCCAGCTTGAACGCGACCTTCGTGCTGGTGCGGCTGATGTTCAGCATCGTTTTGTAGTTGGCATTGGCTGGGTCGTGAGCCAGCGTCAAAGTCACGTCGGCCGGGTTGAAGCCGGTAGGAATGCGAACACCATTGCGACGGGCCAACAAGTTCACTTCGGTGTAGCGTGGATCGCCACCGCTGGTTGCGATGGTCAAGACTTGAGGAATCTCAGTCCAGGCAGACAGTTTTTGAGCGGTTCCAATACCCGTGCCAGCGGCGTAAAAACCGGTGTTGCTTGTGTCGAAGTCAAGAAGCGAGAAGGTGTCGGCGGTCAATTGGTCAACCTTGAACACCGTATCGGTGGCGTCCTCCCAGCCGGATGTCAGCAAGATTTCGTCGTTGTCTGCGTAGCCGTGGGCCACAGAGGTGGCAACAGCGGGATTTGCATTGGTCAAGACGGTAATGGTTTTTGCCGATGCGAACGTTTGGGAGAAGTAGAACTTTGCTCCCTCGGGAAAATATAAAGCCATGGGATTGCCTTTCAGAAATGAAAAAGCCCCCGGAAGGAGGCGGTTAAATGCCCGAGGTGGGCAACAAAAAAGCCGCCAGGTTTCCCGTGGCGGCTTATGTGGAAGGGCTAGGCCCTATCGGTTGTGGACAACGGCAAAATCCTGCCTAGTGCCCCTTAGATTTGGTTCATCGTCTTCAAAGACTGATACAGGGTCCGTCTCTGGTTTGGCATCGAACAAGGTGGCCGTTCTCATGGCCGCGTCGATAGACCACGACAGCGCATCGGCCTGCAGCCTGGTGTCTGCCCAGACGTTGACCTGGTACATGCTCAGCGCCTTGTCTGGGACCACCTTGCCGTAAAGGTTGATAGCTCTGCCGCCAATTTTTTGGTAAGTCACATAGGGACGAGTCGTGCTCATCGGCGCAAAGTCAGGGAACACCCGAGCGCATTGCGTCTTGAGAACGGTTGTGATGTCAGCCTCAACAGTCATGCCAGCCGCCTCGCGAACTCATCTCTCATGGCCTGAACAGCCTTTTCTCCATGGGACACAACAGCGGAACGAACAAGGGGGATTGCAGGCACGTATTTAAGGCTTGGCAGTGGCACGTAATAGGCATCTTTCACAGCCTGAGGAGCCCTTCGGCTTGGCTTTGGTTTGCCCTGCATTGCCTTGCGAACCGCCGTGTACCACTTGCCATCGGAACCGGTGTAAACCTTGTATCGCTGGATGTGCCCATACTCAAGCAAAAATCCGTGAGGGGCCTTGGTTTGGTTCCAGCTGATGTGATATGTGGCCTTTAGCTCTGAGCTGTTGGACTCGCTGAACTTCTGGTAAATCGAGCGCTCAAGGTTTCCTGTTTTCTTGTTTCGTCCAGCGTTTGACTTAACTGCTTCGTAAAGCACCTGTGCGCCAGCTTGCGCGGCTGGGCGAACAGCGGCCTGGATCTTTTCTTTCGATGCGTTAATGAAGCCATCAAGGTCTGACAAATTCAGACCCATGCTGAACGTGGCATTACCCATTGATGACCTCGCATACCAAGTCTGTGACGTCCTTCTTTGCCATGTTTGGCAGGACTTGCTCGATGTTGTAGACCGTCGATCCGTCAACCAATCGCATGGCCGCTGTGATATCCGTCCTGAACCTGACGCGCCATATTGCAGGCGGGTTTGACGACATAGCGCCACCTCGAATGCCCTCAATGTTGGGGATGCGAGAGCCCGGCGTAAAAACGAACTGCGCCCAAACCGTCGCAAACGTTGACCAGTCCTCTACTGGCTGGCCTACGCTGTCAACAGCGCCTGACCGCGCCTGGATGACCACGCGGCGGTTGAACTTGCCGATGTCACTCATTCTCAATAAACCTTGCCAGGGTCAAGCAAGGCCGTGATGCCAATTGGCAGGCTGTGCAGCGCCTTCTCTGTGGCCTCTTGTCTGTTCTCGTAGAGATGGCCGACCAGAAGCATTAGCGCGGCCTTAACCGATGCTGGCAATGTCGCACTTCCGGCCACATACCTAACCTTCACGGCATTCGTCGTGTCGCGTGTATCGGGCCATTCCGCACCGTAAACAAGCGTCACTTGATGGTCTTGCGTCGAGTAGTCGTTTAGGAAGTAGAGCGCTGAAGAAAGCGTCTGCGTAGTTCCAGCCGTGTCAACATAGGTCACGCTTGTGATTGACGCTGCTGGGATGAGAGGCAGGCTGATCCCGCCATCAGGGAAGGCATCTAAGGCAAGCTCAATCGTCTGCACTCCAATAGCCAAGTTTGCATCGTGCTGGACCTTCGCCATTGCGGCCAGCAAGAATCCGTCAATCAACGAATCCTCTGCGCTGGAATCAACGCGCAGAAATGACTTCAGGTCTGCCGTGGTGATAACGGCAGTGGCTGGCGTGATGATCTTGTGGGCCATTGATGTTTAGACGTAAAAAAGCCCGCTCGGGGCGGGCTTGGTTGAATCGGCGGAATTATATCAACTTACTCAAGTATTCCTCAAGCTTGTCGGCAAGAAACTGGTGACCAGCATTATTTTGGTGTGTGCCATCTCCGGTCTGCAGTGATGTTTTTATTCTCGCAGGGTATGCAAAATTACTCATCAATCTATCAGCATCAAAGTACCTTTGCCCGCTAGATCTAATCTTCTCATTAAACGCTATTCTCCTGTCATCTTCTGCGCCAGTTGAAATGTTTGCTGGCATTGCCGTGCAAACAATAGACATAATTCTATTATTCGCGCATGTTGACCAGGCTTTTGTCACTCTTTGCCATGCTGTATCAAAAGCATTTTGCGAGGTTCCGTCATTTATTGACCAACCATGGAAAATGACAATATCAGGTTTTAATATTGGAACTTCTCTGATAAGGTTTTCAAGAAATTCAGTTTTCTTCCCTTGGAATGCGTTATTCCAGTGAGTTACCTTTTTGCCTTTGTTAAGAATTTGCCTAACAGCCCTGCGCACATAACCGTTAATCCATCCACCAAAATCGTTAGGTGCAACTGCCCAGCCGGTCATTGTTGAGTCACCATAGCTGGCGACCGTTTTGACTTCTGATTCACAGAAAAACCTTACACCTGCGGGCGTGATCCAATCAAATGACGGTGGGTTGTAGGATGAGTAACTGCCGCCAGTGAAGTCGCCACCGGTTTGATACCCCCCCGACCAATCAGGCTCAATGCTTTGTACTGTCCCGGCGCTTGGCGTTGCGTATCCTGGGCTGATGGTTGGCAGTGATGAACCCGGTATGCCGAGTGCCCCATACGTGCGAACCATGGCAAGGTAATTGGTTCCGCCGTCGATACGATCCAAAGCAGGCAAACTGATAATGTCTGAAAACAACCGCCCAGCGATTACGTTCGCGCCAGCATCACTTCCAGACACAGCCGCAGGCATGGCGCTTGTGGCCGCCCCGCCGCCTGGATTCGTAAAGTTGTTCGGATCCGTCGTGCCAAATGTAACGACGGTTCCCGATGTGACATCAGCATTAGCCGCATTTTTTGGCGTGTAACCATTGTTTTTTGCGGCGCTGGCTGCAACGACAGCATTTATTGTGGCAAAAGCAGCCACGCTTTCATAAACAAGCTGCACATGCGTAAATTTAACCGGGCTAGGAAAGCACCCGTGCATGGTAAATGCAGACGCGCCAGTGCTATTCGGCCTACCGTTAATACGAGAGCTGGCAATAACTGAACCAGTTTTTGTCAAAACCTCTAGATTGTCGGGGTCTTGAACGACAGCATCATATGCGTCGTATGTTGCGATGCCTAAGCCAACAAGCCGCAATTCCTCGGTGGGCGTCAAGGACGTAACAATTTGTCCGGGCGCTAGACCGTTAAACGAGTGAAGCATCTTAATTGTCATGTTTTACCTTTTGCTTTACGGATTACCAGCGGCTGGCGTGATGATCTTGTGGGCCATTGATGTTTAGACGTAAAAGAGCCCGCACTTGGCTGGCTTGGTTGAACTCGGTTTGTCTTACAGAAGGTCGAATCCGGCGTGAGACAGGTACAAGGCACCGGCTGACATTGACGCGGTGTCGATCTCGATCAGGATTGCCCCCGATACGTTTTGCCGCTGCGATGGGTAGAAAACTGTGTTGCAGCTCTTCCAACTTTGCCGAGTCCACGCATTAGCGCCAGCAGATACGGTGACAGTTGTTGCGCTGTACTGCGCACCCCTTGTGTCTGCCGCCCAGGTCACAGTCGTGCCGTCGAATTTCGGCGAGAACCCGGTCTGGCGTTCTTTGATAGTGACGGACCCAGTGACAAACGCCGGGTTTGTGAAAAGTGACCAAGCATGCCGACGAGACCCGTCTGTCTGCGGGAAGGCAATTAACACCTTGCCAACCCCGGTTATCTTCAGCATGTTTTTGCTGTTTTTGCGTGTTACGCCGTTTTCATCTGCGGTCACTCTCGAAACAGCAGCGGAGCCCGTGACAGCGATCCGGTGAACGAGTTCGTTGTAAATGTCGTCTTCGCCGTTGCGGAGCTGGCCGATAACCCCGCCACCCTCTGCAACAAGGGTCATTGTCGGAACGTCACTAACAGCCGTACCGTCTGCCTGCACCTCAAAATCCACCTTGCAACTAACGCCGCCAGAAGTGGCGACGAGCGCGTCATATCCTGTTGTGTCCGTAAGCCGCCCCAACTTAGAAGCCTTGGCCAGCTTCAGAATAACCTTCTGGCTTGAGTTGTTTGCGCTGACAAGCGAGGTGTAATAGGGGTTTTGTCCCGCCCCAACATAGGCCAAAACAGAACCACCATCAAGCTGAACGCCGCAGTTGGCCCCCTGAAGCCTTATCGGGGAGTTGGTGTCCGCAACATCTTCGCCGTAGCTCCACTCGCCGTGAACGTCATCGCCGAAAACCTTAGCCCCAGCAGACAGATCGAACAAGTAGCCCGTGTGGTAGTCGAAACTGCAAGTCTTGAAACGCCAAATTTGGCCGCCGACGTCCGTTAGGTGTGAGTAGTTGTCATCAAATACACCGCCTTCAGCTGTGACCATCTCTGCGAAGTCAGAAGGCGACGATGACTGATAAAGCGCATGACGGCACCGCGTAATGTGTGGGTTGTACATCCGAACAAAATAGCTTCTGGACCCGAGAGATATGCCGCGCTTCAGACCCTTAAGACGCGCACGGTGAATTTGCAGACGGTTTGACGTGCTCGCCGTGGTCGCATCAAATCTAAATGCAATAGGCCCAGAGTCTGCGAGTGCGCCGTCGTTGTCCGTGAAGATCCAAGGATCGTAAATACATCGCTGCGCAAAAGTGTTCTGATTTCCCACCACGGTGGAGGCAAACTTAAACGCCTCAAAACCATCGGCGCACGCCGTCAGGTTGTGCCTTGATCGATTGAAATAAAGATCAACGTACGTGCTGTCTATGTTGATCGATGGGTCTGTGCTTTTCCAAACGTAGTCCGCTTGAGGGACAAAGTGCAGCGCACCACCGCCAAGGCTAACCAGCTCATCGTGCGCGTCTTGAATTTCAGCAACAGAATATGCAACCCTGGAACGAGGCGCTGGAGGAACATCTGATGTATCCCCTGATATGGCACGGGTAGCGAGTCCTAGGCCGACCAGCCGCGACTCCTCCTCCGATGTCAAATCGGTAACCAGTTCTCCGGTAAACAGCCCGTTGAAAGAGTGGAGCATTCGGATGGTCATGATTTTTTACCTTTCAGTCTTTTTAAACTGATGCTGATTTTGCCGTGCGTTTTGGCTTATTGATTGGCGGCGTCAATGCGGCGTTTTCTGCCTGGACAATGGCGTCCGGCCGCTCTGCATTGACGTACTTGGCAACACCGTCTTTCACATAGAAAGCGGCCAGGGCCTCGTCACACCGCATCACATCGCCTGCGGCGAAGTTGCCGTAAACACTATGTGAACCGGTGCGCTTAAATTTGATCTCTACTTGCATGTTTCTCCTTATGCAGGAACGTGGTATTCAGCAAATGCATGCTGCGCAAAAGCTGTGTACGCCGCCTGCGCTTCTTCTATGGTCATATATCGACCAAGATCAATTAGTTTTT